AAAGTATAATCCATCGGTCCAGCAGAAAACACTCTTGTCTTACCTGCCAAAACTTTTTCAAATGGTCTTCGTTCATCTTTCAATGTGTCAATCCATACAGTCAAAACTCTCTTCTTCTCTTTGGCACATTTTATACGATATTCACTTCGTGCTTTAAGATCTGGGTGTACAATAAAATTATCATCTTTTCCCATCCATTTTGTTTTTCCAGTCAAACCCTCTTTACTATAAACCCAAGGATATCCTGGACTTGTTTTTCTCTCAATGGGTGGTAAATAATCATCACCTAAGACACCTCTTATAGCTATATAATCGTCATAAACTTGATCATAAACACCTCTCTCTATTTTTGAATTTACAATGCGTTTAACATCTTCAATACAAATATCAACAATCTTCTCATCAAGTTGAATGTTTGCGGCACCTGCTTTCTTAAGACCAATTTCCATGGGGTTGTAATTAACTTCTCCATAAGTAAATGGCCTCAACTTTGCAGGAATGGTATTATGTTTCGTTATTTTGTCATGTACCAAACTCGGAATAATCTTTGTAGTATTTGCACCTAAAATTGGAATTGGTATTTTTCCAATTGGTACAAAATTTCCTTCAGGAATCCAATTGTCCAATCCAAATTTAATCTTGTCTTCTGCACTGTCAATTAAAATCTCTAATTGAGCACTCCATGGCATCTTCTCCATTGCTCTTTCAATATCACTACAATTGATAGGTGAAGAAATTCCTTCATTCCATTTTCCAGCAACATGAATTCCCAAAATTTTCTTTGGTAGCATTGAATTTATAGCAACTAACAAACTTCCACAATCACCATCTGTAGTTTCCAATCCAGAATACTCGTATCTATCTCTAACAAAAAATTTTTGAACATCTTTTGAATTTGGTATGCTTGCATCATACTGTATTTCTGTCTCAACATCTCTTGCATAAATATTTCCAAATTTCATAACAACACCCTCATCAAAAGGTACAACTAAAGCTGCACGTGTAGTTTTGAAATGTGACATTTGAACACCATCTGCTAAACTACCCATCAAACTAGCATGATCATTCATACCAGATGAGGGAAAGCACAATAACATTTGATCTTTCAATTCACCAGCTCTATTGCAAACATCCTCTGTAAGTATACTTTTTGCATCAAACACATGTGGTTTACTAATATTTCTATTATATATTCTCACACGTGTTGCTTCTTGCATATAAATCTTAACATGTCTTGCTGTCAAAGCAATTTTGCCCTTCAAAAAAACAATTTTGATCTTTGCACACCATCTACCATTAATTTCACATTCCATTGTATAGGAATTTGAAATAATTTTAGATGACACACTCATTGCATTTGTATCAACAGCCATTTGTGCTTGCATTTGACTTGTTGAATCAGTGATAACAACATTTTCTTTGCTTTCATCTATCTTCATGTCAATTGCTTCATCAAGTTCACTTTTCAAAGTGTTATAACGTTCCATTCGTATTTGTTTGCGAGTCTTACTATCAGAATCACTCAACTCTGTTCGATATTTTTGCTTATTTTTCTCCTTTTCAGCTCCACTCTTACTCAACTCTGTTCTAAAGCGTTGTTTGTTCTTCTGTTTCTCTGATCCACTATAAACTAACTCTGTTCTAAAACGCTGCTTGTTCTTTTGTTTTTCAGATCCACTATAAACCAATTCTGCAGAATACTCTGATGTTTCAATAGAATTGTTTTTAAAATATTTCATTCCAAACCAAAACAAACCAATAACAGGCAAAACAGCCAATATTGATTTAAATATAGGATATTTGTTCAAACATTCTACTGCTTTTCCAATAAAATTACTTGCATCTTTCTTTGCTTCTTGTGCAGCTTGTGACAAATCATAATAATATTTTTCATAGAGGGGTGTAACAACTCTAAATTGTATAAAATCTTTCAATGCTTGAATAGGTTTCTTCATTCTGGAAATATAACTGTCATCATAAAAAATTGAAATTTTATCCAATTCCTTTCTATATCCACTTGCATCATAATCACTTCCAAATTCCATGAATTTTTCATGTACAATGTCAAAAATTTGTCGTGCCTCAGCAGACCAAACTTGAGGTTTCTTTCTATACATACCCTCAACAAAATGGTACATTCCTACAATATCTATTGCATTCAATGTTGCTTCTTTGTTCTTAAGCACAACTCTTATATCTGAAGATCCCATCTGAGCATGATATTCTTCATTCATTACATCCTCATCATCTATGTAAAAATCATCAAGGATTTGTTCACTTGCATGTCTATTCAAAAATTCAAAAAGCTTTGTTGATTTTTCATGCTTTTCTCTGTAAATATTACGACACTTCTGTGATAATTGGTCATAAGTAAGCTTTCCACTCAATTCTCGTCCTGTCATAGCATCAACAATTGTAAATACATAAACGTCCAAATTCAAAACTTCACCAGTTTCTTTCTCTATTTTCTTTGTATCTAACAATGTTTTTCCTTCAGAACCAGCTTTTGACCATTGTGCTAAATTGTCAACTTTAACACACAAATCTATTCTTCGTTTAAAAGCTTCTTTACAATGTATAGATTTTATATCCATTGCATTTGGCATCATATTTGATGTTAAAAAAATAGCTTTTGAACAGAAAAAAGTATTACGTTTTTCTGTAAGATCTGCCATATGCAAAGGATAAGGAGCCAAATTTCCACTTCGAATAAGTTCCATAAATTCTAAATTTGGATTGGCAGTTGA